GGTCCTTACCATTAGTCGGCGGGGTTGCAGAGAATTACCCTGTCGATTATCCTACTGAGGTACGGTACAACAATATAAGGCCCCAAGTGAATGTGACGCGAACCACTGATCCCCCCCGCACTTCCCGACCGGTGAAGGGCGCGCTTGTAGAGGGGGTGCCTGTGCAGGTCGTGGCGCAATCAGAGGGTGCTACTCTTCAGGCTGTGAAAAAGAGATGTGACTATCGCCCGCGTGATGACGTGAGTGATCTTTTCTTGGAGGGTCACCGCCAGCTCATGGACCGGATCCATGAGCGTGAGGAAGTGCGGCTTGATCGCTCGGCGATAGAGGCTTATCTCGCGGAGATGAGCGGGGAAAAGCGGGAGAGGCTAGAGGCGTTGCTTGATTCGCAGGATTTCACGTTGCCTGGTTACACAGACAAGGTGGTGTTCGCAAAATCTGAGGCTTTATTGAAACACGAGGGTGGTCAGCCAAGGGTCGTCTATCAAGGAGGCGACATGTATAATCTGACAATGGGCGCCGTCGTGTATTATTTGTCTCGTCGTATTGTGGAAGAGCTCAATCGCAGGAATCCCAGGAACAAAGGGAACCAAATCCTATACTGCGTTGGGTTAACTGCAGACGAGATAGCAGATTTAGTGCACCATACCCCAGGCGAGGCATTCGAGAACGATTTCAAGAACAACGATGGAACGCAACCCGCCGGAGTTCGCAAATGGGAGTCTATGTTTTATTATAAACTAGGCGCGCCAAAGTGGTTTGTCCGTGAGTTTGCTGCCAACACGTCGGTGAGGGTGTTCACCAGGTACGGGTTGAAAGGCAAGGTTACAGGTCAACGGTGGAGTGGCGAGGTTACCACTACCACCGGCAACGGATATGTGAATGCATGCGTGTCCCTTGCGGCATTGCAGCAAGCTGGCATCACGGAAAGTACCACTTTCGTATACGGGGATGACAATATGACGTACACTACACAAAAACGGAACGCGGTGTGTGACGGGTTTCGTGTAGTGTCAGAGAGCATGGGTATGCAATCGGAAATAAAGCTTGTGGAGAAGCGTGAACAAGCTACGTTCCTTAGAAAAAGGTTTGTACCCAGCGCGAGACGAACATTCCCCGTTCCATCCTTTGGTCGTGTGGTGAGTAAACTCCCTGTTAGGGCGAACTATAACAGAGGAGTGTCGGATGAAGATTACATGGCAGGGAAATTGCTGTCTGCCGCGTATGAACATCGCCACATAGCTAGTTTGCGAACTCTCCTATTGGACACAGCCGAACAAATGTCACCGTCGCCTTATTTGGATATGCGCAATCAGGCAATGGCGTACAAGTACACTGCAGAAGAACTAAAGACATTGACTGTCGAGGCAGCAACCATTGATGCTGACATGCTCGGGTCTTTTCTCCAATCCGTCTACGGGATATGGGAGCAGGACCTCGTTCAGTGTTACATCTCCGTGTGCGATGGAATTCTAGGGTTCCAGCGCGTTAATAGAGCACGCGGAGGTAAGCATCGTGACAATACCCTAACGCTTGCTCCAAAAGTGCCTAGAGCGTTATGGGACACAGCCTTCGAGTCGATAGTTTGCGTCGATGTGAGTCTGTAGGTCTTTACATGGGCCGGGGTGTTTTCTTGGTTTTCACCCCGATAACAAAAAACAACGCTCTCCAACAAG